TTAGTAAAACCTGTAGGTGCTCCGCCTAATATCGGTGCACGAGTTTGACCTAATTGAAAAGCAGCTTCGTTAAAATTACCGTCTTTACTAAGTTGTTTTTCCATTTGTTTAAATAATTTTTCTGTCTTTTTATCTAAATTACCTGCTACTATAGTATTTTTAAAATCAGGTTTGACAATATACGCTGAACCTGCTCCTTCGGAGGGACGAAAAACATAATCTCTTAATCTAGGGTCGAAGAAATCATCTGTAAAATAAAGTCCTCCTGGAGAACTGCCCTTCGGGTTTAAAAGTAATTGTGGTATACCTTTTGTTGTACTACCGTGAAATATATTGTTAGGGTCTTTTATTAAACTTATTAAACCTTTTTCAACATCTGTTTTTATTCCACGAGGAGCATTATACGAAGGGTATTCTATAGGTACTTTCTTTCCTGTTTCTTTATATATTTCTTTAGCTGCTTCTTCTACTTCTCTATTAGCTTTATTTAATTTTAATTCTTCATTTCGTTTAGCTTTATATGCAGGTCGTCCATCTATTCGTGCATTATCGGCTTCCCTTCTTACTGCTTGAAACGCTTTATCACGTTTTTTATACGCGTCCATTAATTTTTTTACTAACATAGGCGGAACGTCTGAAAAGAAACTAGCTGCTTTACCACCAGCACCGAGCACGGACAACGGGTCGTCAGGTTTTGGTATTATAAAATCTAAAGCTGAAGAAACTTTTTGAAATACTGGGTCGTTTTTCAAATTAGGGTTTAAAGTTTGTAATATCCCCTGACCACGAACATCCGATAGAAATTGCTCTATAGGTGGTCTCGCTGGTTTAAATTGTGGTTCAGCCATAAGTAAAGTACTTTAACACTTAGGTGGTGTTAATGTCGCGATTTATATTAATCGATTTTGTCGTGTTTGGCTATTAGATTACGGCACCACCAAAGTAAGAGGTCCTCGGTCAGTGTGTGCTTCATGATATTTACGCGGTACGTGACCAGTTGTACGTTGGTCCGTGAATATACAGGTTTTGACGAATCAATCCTATCTATGGACGCGTTAAATTCTTTAGCACCATTCCCGTCTTTACCATAGGTCATAAATACACCACTGAGAGCGCACCGCCCACCTTGTTCATCCCATAAATCATGTAGGTCTTCCGCAGTTATTGACCATTCCATATCTTTGGAACGTTTACTTTTAGATTGAGTATGTACTTTAGTTAAATAAACATAAGGTGTACTACTTATGAATTTATTCCTTCTTAACGAATCACAATCTCTACATACATTACGAAATCCAGGCTGACCATTCTTTAACTTAAAATTTTGAGAAAACTTATTAGTATTTCTAGCTTTACCACAAGATATACAAGTTTTAGTTCCCATTGTATTTTATTTAACTACTTCAACTTGTCCTTCTGTTTCTATCACGACCCGTGCACCGCAAGATAATAATGGTTTTTCATTACCACCGTATTTAACAGTACTAGTTCCTAATATTTTTACTTCGTGACAATATGTATTTGTTTTACCTTTTTTAATAGTAATAACTGGTTCATTTGTACCATGTTTTTTATTAGCTCTTATTTTATGTTGGTTTACGTGTATGTAAGTTTTAGTTCCCATTCCTTTTTTCTCTAGCTTTACGGTTATTCCTATCTCTAGTACTTTCGTTTTCTTCTATAAACCAATCATTAACTATTTGTTCTTTTAACTCTTGGTTACTTTTGCTAGTTTCGTTTTTAACAATTTTTATATGAGAAGGATTTATAACTAATGTTGCATAGTTATGGTATTTCTCATCTGTAAGGGTAAATTTATAATCAGGTCCAAAGTAACAATATTTATTATTAATAACTTCTAAATATTGATTACTCGGCTCCTCCGTCCTTTTGCTTTTCCTCATCTAAACTCCTGTAATATTTTATTATACTTAAAATATTCTCAATGTATCTGGTAATGTCCGCGACGTTAGACGACAAGTTCTCATACTGCTGGGTCGTTAAAGAATAATACGGTATAGCAGGAGCGTCTCCTTTTTTAAACATCTCTAAATATTCTTCCATAAGTTCTGGTGTCATAACCCTCCAGTTGACAGGTAGTATTTCTATTTCAGCGGGTAACGGAGGATGATACAAAGGTGCAGGTTTAGCAATAGTTCTTACTTCTACTGGGGTCTTCGGAAGCAGTGTACAGCCTCCGAAGACAAACAAACTAGTCAAGGAGATTATCAGTATTTTCATACTTTGGTGAGGAGAGATTGACTAATTTGTCCATAGCTGCTTTAGTTCCTTTATTAATTATGTTTTCTATTAACTTCGGTTTATTTAAAGCTAAATTACCTAAGTCATGTTCACTAAAAATCTTACGTAAACGTTTTACTTCTTTTCCTGCTTCTACTTTTTCTCGTTCTAACATATTTATTTTAGTTTGCGTAATTTTTTGGTTTTCTATATATCTATCTATAGATTCGTTCTGCTCCTCTATTTTAGATTCCAATACTATCTGATTACCTAAGGCAATAGCAAGTTGTTCATGTAAGTATTTTATATACCCTGCTGACCCCGCCACAGTAGCTACCAATAGGACCCCTAAAATTAAGCTCATCTTAAAACCCATGCCGAAAGTATAATCTGCAAAAATTTTTTCGCAAAATTTTTTTCATAGGGACTTATTTGTAAAGTAGTTGCAATTAAGGGTGCATATCTAAAGGGATGGGCGGGTGGGCACCGCCGCTTGTCAATAGGGGGGTATATACTAAATAGTTATAAAAAATAGATATAAAAAAAGGGCTAGTGTTCCAATACTAGCCCTCTTAGGTTAAAGGTTAATTAATTAGTTTAAGTTTATAAGCTCAAGCTGAAAGATAGTTTTATTATCTAATCTTTTAAGACCTGCATTTTTATAATGAGCAAGAACTGTAAATACATCTTGAGTATATTTTTCATTAGCGTTCATACGCTCATCTACCCATGCAGTATTAATTTGCTCAATAGTAGCAGTACCACCATAGCTAGAACATATAGAAATTATATGTTGTAACTGATTAGGTAATTTTTCAAATACCTTATCTAATGCCGCGTCATTAAGAGATAATTTAGCATTAGGATTAATAGCACTTTTACCAGCTTTAACTCTGTTAGCATATTTGCTAACCCCTCTTTTTGCTACATTTGTAGGAGTAGCAGTTCCTTTTGTTTTGTTTTCCATGATGTAATAATGAACTATATATCTATATATGTCAATAAATAATTAACTAATTAACTAATTATTTAGCTATATAAATAGTTAGTTAATATAATAAACAGTTATATATTTTCCTATGATTTTCTAAGATTTTCTAAGATTTTCCTGGATTCTTCGGATTCCTGGGATTCCTGGGATTCTGTGGAAATGTTAGTGTATGTGTAGAGTAAATGTAAATGTAGAGTAGAGCGACCGATAGAGTAGAGCGACGGATAGAGTAGACTAGAGTAGAGCACAAAAAAGGGCAGCCGAAGCCACCCTTTTAAGACGAGTTAAGATTAACCGAGTTTAATAAGATTTTCCTCGATTAGTCTACCTCTGTAATGACTCCAAATATCCATAGGAGTCTGGACTGTTTCCAATCCAGCTTTTTCTAAGGCAGAGTCTTTACTACCGTCGACTCCGACTAATTCGCCCACAGTCAAAGTATAATCCTTAGCGGCTAGTAAAGCCTCGATTATTTTCCCTGCTTGGGGCGGGAATTTTCCTTTCGGAGTAGCTACCAAAATCACTTTTTGGTTATAGTTAGTCGAACCCTTTTGGGCACCTGCTTTAAAGTTTTTATCTATTGTTTCCAATTTAAATCACCTTTTTCGTTTTAGTTAATAGTAGTAAACCCATTTACTACTTAGGTATATTATTGCCTAGATAACAAAGAAAGTAAAGCACTAAAACCAGTCCAGGATTAGCCCTTGCGTTTTCCAGAGCCTCTAGAAATCTTAGATTCGTGGAAGTGTTAGTGTAAATGGATTGACGGACCGAGGGATAGATAGAGCGATAGAGCGATAGAGTAGACTAAGATTCATTTTCGATGATTCGACCGCCTGTACGTTTCTCTATTAATTGTTCGAGTCGAGTGAGTATATCATCCTTAGACATCAAATCAATCTTTGCAGTCAATA